GGACTTGAGTGGATGTTTTAGTCACGGTGACGGATATGCACAAGTTAATCAATACCATATTGATAGACATTATGAAGGTAAAATTAAATCGTTTTTGAACGAATTACTTGCCGCTATGTCTACTGGTAACCACGACAGATCTGACATTATGACTGACTACTTTGATGTTGGTTGGTATTCAAATATCAATATCGGTCAATACCACAAGCCTTATGTACAGGTTTCTGCATGAGTTTAGATAGATTGGGAATAATCAAAGAGATTGCTGAACGCAAGAAACGCATCGCAAAGTTAAAGATGCAGCGTAAAGCAATCACTGAACACTTAAATAGGAATCCAGTCAAACGTGAGTTTGTCAAAGTTCCGAATGATAAAGTAAATATAAACCATTGGACTGATGCGTCTAAATACGCAGATGAATACTATGGTGAAACTATGCGAGAAACTACTCGCTTTGATAATGAATGGAATTGAATATGAATGGACTTGATATGATGACTGAGGAAGAAAGTTTGCAATGGGCACATGACCTAACAGGTGAACCAATAGAGAAACTAAAAGAGTGGCGTAAAATCAAACAGTCTGAAGAACCCGAACCCGTTTGGACAGGTCACGATATGAGTGACCAGCAACTCAGATATAAATGGGAAGAGTACAAACGTTGGCTGGAAGGTGAGATTGCAACAGTCAAGTTCACCAAAGTAAACGGTGAAGAACGTGTGATGAGATGCACACTTCAAGAAAGTCATCTACCAAAGGCGACTAAACAAGATCCGATGTCTATGAAGAAGATCCGAGAATTGAACCACGAGGTTCTATCTGTCTGGGATGTAAAAGCAAAAGGTTGGAGATCGTTCCGAGTCAGAAACGTCACAAGTTTTATTAGTGATAACATGGGTCTTGGTAATGATTGATGATCCATACATATTAACATTTATCATAGTCGGTGGCATCTTTGCTGTCGCCTATGGTGTTGCTTATGCACAGTTGAAACAAAAAGGTAACGACGATGCAATTGAAGCAACGATTAACCATCTTTGTCGTGAGGGGTACATTAAACACAAACGACGCGAAGACGGTGAACTAGAACTGATGCCCCTAAAGGAGTAATAATGGCAATTAAACGTAAGACGCGAAAAGCACCACCTAAGACTGGTATTGCAGCCGCACCGTACACATCTTTTAACGATTTGAATAACTATCTCAGGACTGAGACAGATCGAAAAGACGTGGCAGGAGTCATACGTAGTCAAATACGTCAAGACTATACTGGTGATAAACAAAAACTAATGTTGAATGCACCAGACTATTTCTATCATTTTAATGCACTACCAGCTACAGTTATTTTGTGGAGACAAAGAGGGTTAGACCAACCGAGTGGATGGAACTTTGATGGTATCATGTTCAAGTTCTATACTGAAGTTGAAGCAGCCGCATATAAAAAGTTGGATGAAGTCAAACCACCTAAAGGTATGATTAAGACTCCACACGATTTGATGAAAGAGAAAACCGAAAGGTTCTTGGCAGAAGTTGAATACATTGTGGATCAATATCCACATCAACCGTCATTTAATATGTACAATGAGATGACACTTGTATCACTGGCTGCCGTCAGTGCAAGAGTAGTGTTTGATTATTATGAAAGGTTAATGGATGAACTACGAGAACTAGTGGAGAAAAAGACTCCAGATCTAGTAGAAGCGTATAATCACATGACGGTGAAAGAACGCAAAGCATATTACGAGTTCATAAAAGCATTGGTATCAGATGCAAAGAAATACATACTCGCAAAGAAAGCAACACGAGCAATTCGAACTCCGAGAGTGAAGACTGCTGACAGGCAAGTTGCAAAATTGCAGTATGCGAAAACATCAGATGAGTTTAAACTCACGTCGATCAATCCAATGTCAATCATTGGGTCTATGCGACTATATGTTTTCAATACAAAAACGAGGACTGTTGGAGAGTATCTGACACAATCGTCTAAGGGTTTCCAAATGAAGGGAACTACTTTACAGGGGTGGGATAAAGAAAGATCACGTCAGACTAGGTTGCGTAAACCAGAAGATGGACTGAGCATGATCCAAACCAAAACCCCGACTGCCATTGGAAAATGGTGGAATGCACTAACGACCAAGACAAATCCTTGTAATGGCCGTATTAACAATGACACTATATTATTAAGGGTATTCGATAGATGAATGATTCAGCAGAGAGTAACAACTTTCTAACTAAGACGAAGTTCGCAACTATGGTTGAACAAACCGTGGTAGGTAAAAAAATGTCATACATGGATGCAGTAGTGCATCTCTGTGATGAAAATGATATCGATCCATTAGATGTCAAAAAGTTTATCTCCGTCATAATCAAAGATAAGATCGCTGGTGAGGCAGTAACTTTAAACCTATTGCCAGGCGGTAACCAATTATCTTTCGAATAAAAGTTTATAAATAGACTATACAATACAGCAATAATGTGTTATAATATTAATTCATATTTCAGCAAATATAAAGGAGAATGCATATGTCATTCGCAAATTTAAAGAAGAACCGAGATACTATCTCAAAACTACTAGATGCCGCTCAGGCGACAGGTGGTAGTACAGACAAAAAATCCTACAACGATGAACGTCTATGGAAACCAACCGTTGATAAAGCGGGCAATGGTTATGCCGTTATTCGATTCCTACCACAAGCAGAAGGTCAAGAACTTCCGTGGGTTCGGTATTGGGATCATGGATTCAAAGGCCCAACTGGTAAGTGGTACATCGAAAGATCACTCACTTCTATTGGGAACGAAGATCCAGTCGGTGAACTGAACTCCAAACTATGGAACTCAGGTGTCGATGAGGATAAAGAAACCGCAAGGAAACAGAAACGTAGGTTACACTATGTCTCTAATATCCAAGTGATATCTGATCCTGGCAATCCTGCCAATGAAGGTAAGGTGTTCATGTACCAGTACGGTAAGAAAATCTTTGACAAACTAATGGATGCAATGCAACCACAGTTTGCCGATGAGCAACCATATCAACCATTTGATTTCTGGGAAGGTGCAGACTTCAAGATCAAGATCCGTCAAGTTGAGGGTTATCGTAACTATGATAAGTCTGAGTTTTCAGATCGTACATCATTGAGTGAAGACGAATCTAGATTGGAAGGAATTTATAATTCTATGCACGATCTAGGTGAATACACCGATCCTAATTTCTACAAATCTTATGATGAGTTGAAGACCAAGATGAATAGTGTTCTTGGTTTGGTTGATACAATGCCTATACGTGATGAAGTTAAGATGACACCACAAGCGGCTCCTGCTCCTATGAGTGAGATGCCTCCACAGAACATCGAAGAACAAACTATGACTGCGATGTCTGAAGGTAACGACGACAAAGAAGACACGATGTCTTACTTTGCTAAGTTGGCAAACGCTGACTAACTAATAACAAAGGGGAGACTTCGGTTTCCCCTTTAATCTAATCCGTCTTTAACTACAACTGACTCAGCTTTTTGAATAACAATGGTGGAATCATTCGTGATACTAGCATCAGTAACGACGGTGGCATTTGCCATCTTGTCATGTGCATCAAGTTTATTTTGTGTTATTCGATCAACAGCATCTTCCAGTGCCTGATATTTGGTATTTGTCATATCCAGCAATCTTAACTTTTCGTCGTCCTTAGCAACACCTGCTGCAGTTAACCGAGTCGCCCTCTTAATCATAATCTTCAACCTTTGTGGCAGTTCTTCAAAAAATTCTGCTAGGCTAAGAAGACCCTTCGTCATTTTACCTTTTGTTACTATCCACCATCGTTTGATCGCATTTCCAATTCTTGCACCTAGTCCTCCTAACCATTCAGTTACAACGCCAAACGAACCAGTGATTGCACTTGCAAGTCTTGGGCCTAAGTCTTTTGCCCACTGAATCATATTGGCTTTAGCAGTGCTGACCGCTTCAACGATACCATCTACAATTTTTGGGACTGATTCTTTAAAAAATATAATAACTTTATCAAACGCTTCGAGTATAAAGGTTTTAAAACTGAACATTGGTGCATCAGTTTCTTCCCACCCAAACTTTTTCAATACCCAATCTATGGCTAAACGTATAGGAAACCACAGTATATCTACCACAGACAGGAATATTCCTAATGCCCCTTTTAAATATTGGGTTAACGCTTCAACTGGATCTGTGAACAGTAACTTTATCCACTCAATTGCTTTTTTAGGCAATGCAAATAATCCTTCAATCATATTTTGAATTGTGTCTGCAAATGAGAAAGATTCAAACGTTGACATCCAACCACCTATAATAGAGTTTTTATCCCAATTCCCATCTTTGTCAACCGCACCAGGAAGTATCTTTTTGAGTAACCAATTTATTGCTCCTTTGGCCAAGTCAAATATACTACCAATCAAAGATCCAACAAATCCACCGATACCAGCGGCAAATTTTTCGTAACCAGTACCTTCTTTTTCTTTATATGCAGTAAAACCGTCAAACAAAGACATTAAAATAGTCAATGGCCAGAAAAATTTGGCAAAGAGTCTAAAGATTTTACCACCACCTTTACCAATAAAGTCTTTAAAGAAAGTTACAATTTTTAAACCTTTACCAGCAAACCAACCCGTAATACCAGTTATAAAACTTGTAAGTGGTTGAAGCATTCTGATCATTGCCCGACCTGCTCTTGCCCACAACGGTTGTTTAGCCATTCCACGAGGGCCTCCACCTTTTGCAACGTTTTTACCATCCACACCAATACCAAAATTCAAGAGAAATGCGGTTTTCATTGCCTTCAGTTTGTTTGCAATCTGAGTAGCGATGGGAATTGCTTTCGTCATCTTTCCATCAGCGCCTCTAATTGGCATGCCATTAGGAGTTAATCCAAATATTGCCAAAGCAGCGGTTCGCAATCTTATGACCGCGTTGCTAATCCAAGTAGGAAATTTTACCATACTTTTGATTTTTGTAAGTGCGCCCTTCTCAAAACCAAACAGTGGTCGAAATCCAAGTTCAACTGCCACAATACCAGCAGTAATAGCTATAAGGCCTGCACTAATCGTTCCAATAGCTGCTGTCAAAGCCGTAACAATACCACCGATCGCGGGTAAACCAATAAAACTAAATCCACCACCGCCTTTGCCACCCTTTTTACCACCTTTGGCGTGTTTACTTACTGCTTTGGTAGCTTCTTTGGTTTGTTTTTTCTGTTCACGATCAGATTCCAATTGATCTAACATATTTCTTTTTGTCATAAGAATAAAGTCGGTTAAAACTTTTCTTACATCATCAGTTGATCTTTTGTTGACCTGTAGTTGTTTGACTACATCTTCTAATGCCATTGCTGCCATGTTACTTACCTTTGTTTTTCTTGAGCTTCTGCTTCTTTTTTCAAGTGTTCAATCAACATGTCCATATAAACTTCTTTTTCCCACGGTATTAAATTGTCTATCTCACTCAATGAGTATTTGTGGTGTTGCATCATATGGAAATTAGCTTCATAATAACTGAGTAAGGTGTTGTGTGATAGACTAATTAAAAAAAATTCTGAATACCTGTTACCGTTTCTGTATGATTAGTTTCGCACATTGGACAATAAAATTCTATTTCGTGGGTTAATGTAGGCATCGTTTCGAGATATTCTCTAACTTTTGTAAACTGTTCTGAACTCATTGATTCAATAAATTCTTGTATTTCTTGTTCTGTTTCATTCTTCAGATCAATTCTTTCCTCTCCAACTACTACCGCAACTAAACAATGTCGAAGGATATCAAACATTTGTTTTGACTCTGAAACACCATCTTCTTGAGTTGACATAACGTTTTTATAACTCGGATATGTCATTTCAATAGTAGTGTTCTCATCTAACTCTATAATAGGTGATTGGTCAGGCATATCAATTGTTAATGCATCGACGTTGATGACTATTTCATTATCAGCTTCACATCCTTCAGTCTTACACTGCATCATAATCTTTGCAGTTTCACCTACTGATTTACCTCGAAGTTGATTAAACATATATTCAACATCAAACGTGGTCAATTTATCATAATCAATATCAGTGTCAACACAAGCCTTTAGTGTATCGACTATCGACATTAATTGTTGTTTCTGATCTTCAGATTCTAAAGCAATTAACATCACTTTTTCTTCTTTAACTAGGAAAGGTCGAAACCTTACTTCTATGCCCGTTGAGGGTACTTTCATACTATACTTCGGGACATCGTTTAACTTAGGTAGTGCCATTTTTCATTCTCTCTTTATGTAAAATTATAATCCTACTATATTTCTCATAGTAGATATCGTACTTTCTAATGCATCCATTGGTTTAACACCATCATCAGTTCTAAACCAACGACGATATGATAACTGCACATTAAATTCTATTATCGCATTTGTGCTTGCGTCACCAAGAGTAATCTCGTTCATAGTTGTGCAAAATGCGTCAACTAATGTACATTCGTATACAACTTGATCCTGAGTCTTAAATCCTAACTCCATTTCACCCTGTGCAAAATCAATACTTCCAAGCGCCCCGCCCATAATATCTACTTTAGGTAATCTATTCATTATCTCTGTCGGTAGTCTTGGCAACGGTAATGCTGTTCTGTATATAGGAATACCAAAACCTTTTTTCAATTGTTGTATCTTAATATCGTATTGATACTTATCAGAGTAATTCAGTTGTATCACTTCATTTCCGTTAACAGTACCTTGATTTATTGCTGAGTTCTGCCATGCTTCAAAGTATTCTTTAATACCATAATCGTTCATCACACGAAAGTTCAGACTAATATCAGCAGTCGCAGAATTGTTGGCAATCTTTTGAACTACTCCACCAATGTCTCTGTCTTGGGTCATTATCTGTCTGCCAGGTAAAGATACACCAGTGCATAAAAGATTCAACTCACGATTACTCGCACCAGCTCCCACCTCTTGTAAAGATGGTAAATGGACTTTAAATAGAGTTGGATTGGCCATCCCACCTTTTTTTGAAATCATACTTTTTAGATCATCTATAGAATTACTACCTCCACCAGACTTGCTAAATAAACTTGGCATTAAATCATACTCCTAGATTGACCGTATATCGTTCCCGCTGAGGCTTTTTGAAAATCAGCAGTCGGAAGGAATGTCGCAATTTCCCACTCAGGTGCAGGAACAAATGCCAACTTTCCTCGGACATGTTTTGTTAGATAGTGTTTATAACAAGGTTTGAAGTATTTCATTTTAGAAGCACTCTTTAACATATTATAACTCAGTGCAAACTTCGTACTGTTATCATATTTCTTATTGTTTGTGGTATCCATGAGAGCATCCAAAAACTTGGCTCGAAGTGGGATGGGAAGATAGTGTAAGTTCAATCCGATAAATCCACCATCTGCTGGCCCGACTGCAATGATAAGGGGAAATGAATCATAGTACGGTAATGTTTTCTTATGTTTTGGATCATAGAAGAACATAAACATTGCACCAGTAACACTTCTACCCTTTAATTGTATTTCGTCTTCTTGCATCAGTTGACTACGGTTTACACGCATCGAACGTGCTTTCTTACGAAACCAGTCACGAGATTCTTTTGATCTCGGTGTGATGCCCGCACGAAATGCTTCGTACTCTAGTTTTTGAAATAAATTGCTCATGTCTTTATTTATATTACTTTTTAGGACGTTTTAAAGGTTTTAATGGTTTCAGTGGTTTCAATGCTCTCGTTGACTTAGGTTTGATCCCCATGTTCTCAAGAGTATGTTCTGTCCAGATTTCAAACTCCCAACCTCTATCCTTTGCAAAAGATCTCGCAGCTTTCCATTTGTTGACGTTCTTTATATATGTCAATCCCTCACTTAGATATCTACGAGAAAATCTGTCTGGTTTCTTGGGGGGTCTGGTCTGGATGTCTGGTTTGATCTCAATCAATACAGTCTTACCACCACGGTAAGTGATTTTTAGATCGACATAGTATCGGTGATAT